AGATAAACATCTCTGGAGCTATATCGGCTGAAGTTGTGGTTGATGAAAAATTGCAGGGAGTGAAAAAGGTCGTGTTTGTGCCAGCCTCTACTGTGTATTTTGTCTATAACGAAGAGACAGACGAATACGAAGCCTACCAATGGGTCGGCAACGCAGAACCTATAAAACTCAATCCAATGACTTACAAATACTTACCTTTGCTAACCCTTGAAGACTCACCCTACGCAATCCCTCCGTTTCTTGCCTCCCTTTCCATTGTAGAAGTGGTAGAAAACATGATCACAGAGTTAAAAGGGCTGGCACAGAAAATCGGTCTGATCGGCTTTCTGGACGTGAAGTTTCCACCACTTGCCAAAGCACCCAATGAAACAGAAACGGAATACCAAGAAAGAGCACTCAAGTGGCTTGAGAACATCGCACAGCAGGTAAGCGAAAATATGGCTAAAGGCATATTCCTTCACTTTGAAGGAACAGAGGCAGAGTTTAAAGAAATATCACCCAATGCGGGAGGAATAAGGGAAATCATAGACCTTGCGGAAAAGTGGTTGATTGAGGGAGCAAAAAGCCAACCCGCAGTTCTTGGCTTTTCAACTGGCTACACTGAAACTTGGGCAACTGTAGCTTTGCACGTTTTCTCTGCACAGCTTCAAAACATTCAAAGGCTTGTCAGACGCTTCTTAGAGTTTGTCTACCGTCTGCATTTGATGCTAAGAGGCTTTGACATAGATGATGTGAACATCATCTTCAACCCGCTTCCTGACTTTGAACCTCAAAAGAAAGCGGAAGCAAGGCTGAAGGAAGTTCAGAGAATAGTCCAACTCCTCCAAGCTGGCATTATTGATATTGAAACCGCAAAGAAAGAACTCGGCTACGGTCCCGAGGAGTAAGCATGGCTGAGTATGACTGGGACGCAGAAGGGAACGGGTTCATAGATGACCTTCTGAGAAGAATCCTTCCCGATTTTATAAAGAAAGTAGAGTCCGTTCTCACAGAGGCTTTCCGCTTTGCTCCTTACTTCATAAGCTTTAACGACTTTACACGGTTCATTATGCAAGAATTAGAACAGAAGGTCCGCCTATCGCCAGAACACAAGGAAATGCTTTACTCTGAGTTCAGAAGGATCTACGAAAAAACACAAAAGGAAGCGACCGCAGGGATGCCAATACAGGTAGAGTTCAACATGGCAGACGAGCGCTCTATCAACTATGCCCTGTCCCTAACTGATTTCTATCTTGGCAAGTTCTTCCAAGGAGACAAAAAGCTCCGCCTTGATGTAGTCAAGTGGCTTTCCAAGTATTACTTAGAACAAGGAAACCCCATTGGTAAGGGGCAAGAGGGCATCAAGCATTTTCTAAACGAATTCGGAAGCTACCTCAAACAAAGAACAGAAGGTAAAGTAAGACAGATCATAGACACCTCAGTTAATCACCTCCGGAACTCCGCAAGGCTAAGGGCTATAGCAAAGGCAAGGATTACAAAATACCGCTGGGATGCAGTAGGAGACAGGCTAACATGTCCTTATTGCCGAAGTATGGACGGGAGAATTTTTGATACGGGAGAAGCAATCAGAACATTAGAGTTTATAGAAGCTGACCCTGCATCTATGCCTGAAGTAAAGCCCTTTCTGACAAGTTTCCCTTTAGATAAGCTAAAAAGCTTACCAAGCCAACGGATGCCGTCAAAGATGCCACCAGCCCACCCACACTGCAGATGCAGAATCGTTGCTTTTATTGAGGAAATTGAAGAACCCTACCCGGTCGTCGTAGAACCAGCCGTCCCACCCAGATCTCTTGAAGAAACTGCAATTTTGCAGGAATTGACCACCGAATTGAAAGCCTTGCGTCCAGAGGAAATAACCGCTCGCATAAGAGCACATCTTGGAAGTGATTGGAGGCGTAATCCCGACGGCACCTTTGACGCCAAAGCCAACAGACTTAAAGCCGAGTTTGAAAAGCATGCCAAAGAACTGGGAGTTAGCTCACTCAAGGAATACGAACAGCTAAGCTATGAAGTGATAAAAAAGCCCGAGCACGTCTTTATCCAGAGAGTTTTCAACCCTCAGACCAAAAAGTATGAAACGAACTACATCTTTGTCAAAAACGGTGTTTATGTGGTTTCAAACGACGAAAGCCTCGCCATCCAAACGTGTGCAAGACTGAAGAAAGATATAGAGGGCTTGCTTTCTGAACTCTCTGAACAACTACCGTCTGCTACAGCTAAGCTCTTCTGACTTTGTGAAATCTTTGCTTGAAATCTTCCTTCCTATCTGCCATCCTTTTAACTATGACTGTTATTGAACGGGACGCTGTAAAAAGCGTCTTGCAAAATATCCGTGTGATTTTGACCACACCCAAGGGTTCAGATGTGCATAGACCCGATTTCGGCTCAGAACTCTACAGATTCATAGACCAACCACTTACAGTCCTAACAGTGGGCAAGATCAAAGCCTACATAGCAGATGAAATAGAAAGATGGGAACCAAGGGTAAAGGTCAAAGAAATCAAACTTGATAGACGCCTTGACAGGACAAAGATACAGCTTGTATTAGCGATTGAAGGTATAGAGGGTTTAGTGGGTCAGGAGCTATGGATATAAAGTTTGTAGAGACAGAGGCAACTTATTGGGAAAGCTTACTGATTGACGCTTACGAAAAAATCACACAGCGACCACTCTACCCAGCAGACCCTGAACGCTTGCTAATCAATCTTCAGACCTACGCAAGCACTCTCTTAGCCATAGCCATAAACGAGACCGCAAAACAGAATTTGCTTGCATATGCAACCGGACCACGCCTTGACGCCCTCGCTGAGTTCTACGGAGTTCAAAGACTTCCCGCCCGAAAAGCACAAACCATCTTGCGCTTTTCTTTAGCGGACCCATTGAACTTTGATGTTATTATCCCTGCCGGAACAAGGGTATCCGCAGGGGGAGACCTCTACTTTGCAACTTTGCAGGAAGCAAAAATCCCGGCTGGAAGCCTGTTTGTTGATGTTCCGGCTGAGTGTAGTGAACCCGGCACAAAAGGAAACGGTTTTTCTCCCGGACAGATAAAAGACCTCATGGACCCCTTGCCTTACCTTGATTCTGTCTCAAACATCACCATGAGCCTATACGGTGCAGACGAAGAAGATGACGAACGCTTTCGTGAGAGGATAAGACTATCCATTGAACGCTTTACCAATGCGGGTTCAAGGCAAGCCTACATCTACCACACACTTTCCGCCCACCAAGACATAGAAGATGTGGAAGTCTATAGCCCCGCCCCCGGACAAGTAAAAGTCATCTTCACCGTAAAAGATGGCAACATCCCGGACGAAAGCATGCTCTCACTTGTTAGGGATTATCTGTCTTCAGAGCGTGTGCGTCCCTTAACCGATCAGGTCTTAGTTTCTGCACCTGAGGTGGTCTACTACGACATTTATCTAACCTTCTATGTGAATAGAAAAGATGCCCCCAAGCTTTCCTTCATCCAATCCGCAGTAGAGAAGGCGGTAAGCGACTTCATCGCATGGACAAAATCCAAAATCGGAAGGGACATCTTGCCCGAAGAACTAATAAGACTTGTCAAGCAGGCAGGAGCTTACAGGGTAGATTTAACCTCGCCAGCAAAGCAAGAACTCACTATTGAACAAGTAGCACACGCACAAAATGTAAATGTTCGCTACGGAGGTTTGGTGGATGATTAAAGAACTTACTCCTCCAAGCATAAGAGAACTTCAGCACTTAGTAGACACCTTTGACGCAGGCTATGAAGAGTTGAGAAAGCACATCATCAAAGTTCTTATTTACCCACGCATTGATGAAATTGAAGACGAAAAACTCCTTGATCTCCTCGCTTGGCAATTTCACATTGAAGGCTACGAACAAGCACAAACAATACAGGAAAAACGCAACCTAATCAAGAACGCAATTGAACTCCACCGTTATAAAGGCACGCCTTACGCAGTAAAGAAGGTCTTTCAAGCCTTAGGCTTGGATGCAAGTTTGCAGGAATGGTTTGACTACGACGCCGACCCTTACAAGTTTAAAGTGCTCGTTAAAAACATCATACAAGACGAAGACACATACATTAGACTTACCAAGCTAATCAACGAGTATAAAAATGTTCGCAGCTGGCTTGACGCAATCGGCTTCCATCGTGAACACAGTCAAACCCTCTACTATGCATTTGCCTCAAAGGACGGGAAGCATTACCATATCGGCTTACATGTAGACGTATCAGTTGAACCTTATACCATCCACACAGGCTTTGCTCACAGGGTCGGGACATCTTACCAGATAGGCATCTACGAACCTCAAGTATCAGTTGAACAAGCAGGGA